ATGTTTCAAATTAGATAGATTTGTAAATAGGTTCTCTGGCAAACTAATTAGTTGATTATTTGCCAGATTTAATATTTGTAAGTTGGTTAAATGGGAAAATATGTTTTCTGGCAAACTAGTCAACTGATTATTTGACAGATCTAATATTTGTAAACTAGGTAACAATGTAAATATTTCTTCAGGTAAACTTGTTAGATCAAAAAAATATAGATTCAATTTTGTTGAACCAGTATAAATAACATTAGTAATTCTTTTTTTTGCGTCTTCCATTAGGTATACATATGAAGCTTGTGTGTTATCAAATAAAATAAGATATATTTTCAAATTTTAATTTTTGTTTGAAAAAATGGCTGGCAAAGTAGCAAATCATGACACCCACTTATCAATCTCTTCATCTGCAATATCAATACCCCTTAACTTGTCTACACATACTTTCCTCAACTCATCATCCATCTCTCTACCATCTAAAGTAGACAATATAATAGCACTAATCCTTTCACTATCTGAAATGCTAATAACTATGTCATCATAGAAACCCACTAAACAATTCACTAATCTTGTTAGTCTACCTGTGAAACACTTACATTCACTCTCTTTTAGTTCCCCATCTAATCCGGATATAATGTCCATCTTATTAGGATGACTCGTGATACGCCCAAACACTTTAACAAAGACATCATAAAAAGAGACTAATAAAGTGGAATGAACATCAATGTCATCTAAATAAGTTAGAAGGTCTGGTAAACAATGAATGGGCCATGTTAAACACTCTTTAGTGATATCATCTTTAGAGCAATTAAATGGATCTTTAAAGAGTGCATTAATAGACTGTTTAGTAGATGTTTGAATACTGGATGAATGAATGTTTTGAGTGTCTTTGAATATCCCATGGTTTCTGTAATTTTTCATTCTGTCTATAAATCTTTGGAACCTTATGTCTAAAGTTAGTTCCATATTATTACATGTAAATGTAGTTAATCGATTACAACACAAAATGGAAGACGGCAAATGGGTTAGATCATCGTTTTCTATACATAATTGTTGTAAGCTGGTTAGATGAGCAAATATGTTTTCTGGTAAACTGGTTAGCTGATTAAAACGTATGTCTAATTCTTGTAAACTAGTTAGAGAGTCAAATATGTTTTCTGGTAAACTGGTTAGCTGATTGTATGACATGACTAAGTTTTTTAAGCTGGTAAGATGGGAAAAAATATTTTCTGGTAAACTGGTTAGCTGATTAAAACATATACCTAATTTTTGTAAACCGGTTAGAGAGTCAAATATGTTTTCTGGTAAACTAGTTAGATAATTGGTATCTATGTATAAATTTTGTAGATTGGTTAGGGAAGCAAATATGTTTTCCGGCAAACTAATTAACTGATTGTTATATATAACCAATTCTCGTAAATTGGTTAGAGATGCAAATATGTTTTCTGGTAAAAAACGTATCGCATTGTTACCAATTTTTAATATTCGTAAATTGGTTAGAAATGTAAATATTTTTCCTGGTAAACTGGTCAGCTCATTAATTGATATATCTAATATTTGTAAGCTGACTAAAGATGCAAAAATGTTTTCCGGCAAACTGGTTAACTTGTTGCACGATATGTTTAATTCATATAAATTGACTAAAGATGCAAAAATGTTTTCCGGCAAACTGGTTAACTTGTTGTACGATATGTTTAATTCATATAAATTGACTAAAGATGCAAATATGTTTTCTGGCAAACTAGTTAGCTGCATGTTACCTATGAATAATTGTTGTAGATTAGTTAGAGGGGCAAATATCTTTTCTGGTAAACTGGTTAGCTGATTGAAAGATATGTTTAATGTTTGTAAATTGACCAAAGATGCACATGTATCTTCTGGAATTCTTGTTATTTTTAAACATGACATATCCAAGGTTGTTTCGCCAGTATGAACTACAAATATTCTTTCGAATCTTCCTTCTACTTCTATTTCTACTAATCTTTCTACTTCTACTATCGCCATTGATTATAAATATATAGTTTATGTGTTATCAGTTAGATAATATACATTTTCAATTTTTAATTTTTATTTTTTATTTTGCCAAACAAAAAAATGACTGGCGAATATGATGATAATGGCAGCTATAAAATGGTATAATTTGTTTACTTAAACACAAATTAATTGAATCATAACATAAAAATGTCACAAGATAAAACAAAAAGAAAAGCATTGCCTCAAAAATTAAGATCATTAGTGTGGAATAAATATATTGGAAAAGAATATGGTATTGGAAAATGTTGGTGCTGCAAAAGTAAAGATATTGAACAAATGGAATTTCAATGTGGACATGTAGATAGTGTCAAAGAAGGAGGTTCTAATGACATCAATAATTTAAGACCAATATGTGCACCATGTAATTTATCAATGGGCTCAACAAATATGTTTGATTTTATGAATATATTGGGGACAAATAAAGCTGATTTACCAAAGGACCCAACAGATGATAAAGCAGCTAAAAAATTTGTGTGTGAGTTTTGTAATATGAATTTTATATATGCATCCGGACTGAGTAGACATAAAAAAAAATACTGTATCAAAAAAAAAGAAAAGCAAAAAAAAGAACAAGAAATACAAAAAAATGAACAGGAACTAAAAAAGACCGTACGTCTTGAAGAAAAAATTAAAAATATAAAAAATAGGCAAAAAGAATTCGATGATCGGAATCAGGAATTAAAAGATCAAAATAAGGATTTGAAAGATCAAAATAAAGAATTAAAGGATCAAAATAAAGAATTAAAGGATCAAAATAAGGATTTGAAGGATCGAAATAAGAAATTAAAAGATCAAAATAAGAAATTATTAAAACAATTAGAAAAACAATAAGCTTTTGCCCAAAAATGATGCATTTTATAGTGGTATATTAGATTTTTTTATTTTATTCATTGTTTAAAATATTGAGATATAACAATAGTTTATTCATTTTAGATAGCTTAAATGAAGAGTCGTATGTATTATTTACCATACAAAATGCTAATTATTATTATCAAGATATTTCATACAGAATCCATAAATTTTTTAAATCATATTTTTGTTTTTTAAACCATAATCATAATGAAGATTTATACACATTAAATAGTTTATGAAATTAATAGTTAATGTATTTAGTAACCTCCAAATAAGACAAACATGACATTTGAGATATAATATGAATTCATATTTTTACCCAATAAATTTTTTTGAATAAAAATATTTATGATCGATTTTGGAGCATAAATATATGAATATATTCTTAATTATAGATAGTTCAAATGAAGAGTTATATATGTTTCATAACTTATAAAACAGGTAAATGGTATATTTTATAAGCATTAGATAATATAAGGTATAGCATTTGGTGAGCTTTAAATGAAACATGATCTAAAACTAAAAAGTGAATTTTTATTTATATATATTTAGACCTAAATAGATCATAATATGATCTTTATATTTAATTATTTGCATCATAAATATGGTCCAAATAAGGGTATTTTTAAAGGATTTTTTTGGCGTACGCGGGAAAAACACACAAACTTTGTGTGTAAAAGTTTGGTTTTCCAAATTTTTTTTCCATTTTTAACAATTTTTTGAGATCCAAAAGTGATACAGTCTGTAAAAAACAATTTTTGAAAATTTTAAATTTTGAGCAAAATTTAGTGATTTTTTAGCAAAAAAAATAGAAAATTTAAAAATTAGAAAATTTGGGAAAGTGATATAGAGTCAACATTTGACGTCTCGGTTAACTATTCAAAATCAAAAAAAAATAAAAGTTATAAAGGTGACCACAGTTAACCGGATTTCCGGTTAATATTTAACAAAAAGTTACATTTTATTACCCTTTAGTATAATAAAAAAGTGTATAAGCATAAAAAAATATAGCGGTTGTTCAAGTAAAAAAATAATCTAAAACAAATTTATTAGATTATCTATATGGCTGAAATAAAAAAATTTATATGTGAATTTTGTGAAATGAATTTTTCACATGCTCCTGGATTAAGCAGACATAAAAAAAATCGTTGTTTAAAAAAACAAGAAATGCAAAAAAAAGAGCTACAGAAAAAAGAAAAAGAAATAAAAAAGAATGCATGTATTGAAGAACAATTGAAACAGTCAAAGATTCAAGTAAAGGAACTAAAGGCTCAACTTCAGGATCACAAAAATCAAATACAAAATTTACTGAATCAGTTGGAAAAAAAAGATATATTACTAATTAACAATTTAGAGAAACATATAGAATTTAATCATGAAACACAGCAAAAATCAATGGATGCCCTTGCATTTTTAGTGACACATAGAAAACAGGCACCACCCCTCAAGAGACTCACAAAAGAAACCACAAAGGAACTCATGACATGTGATGAAAAATTATTAAAACATGTTCTCTATCAAAATGGTGAGGGGACCCTATCGGATTACATTAGTGACATCATTTTGAATTATATTAAAAAAGATGATCCTGATCAACAATCTGTTTGGAATTCAGATGTTTCAAGATTGACCTATCTTATTAGGGATTTGGTGGGTGATGAACAAGAATGGTTAAGGGATCCACAAGGTGCAAAGTTTACTAAATATGTTATTGATCCAATTATAACACATCTTAAAACTTTTCTTGATGAATCTTTGTATTCAAACATTCTTGACTCATCTGAATCAAGTAATAGTGGATCAGAAACAGACAAGGATGATAAATCTGTTTTAAAAGATTCAAAGATGGTTCGTATAGCACGCATTCATGATGCCATACATACTCTCAAAAGCAAGAAATTTAAAAAAGATGCCCTTGAATACATTGGTTCTAGAGTGCCCCTGCACAAGTCCAATGGAGAAATAATAAAGAATAAAAAATGTGATGATAAACCCAAAAACACAATAAAAAAGTCCATTGATTATTCATCTGATGATAATGATGAGAAACCTAAAAAAGTAATGAAGAAAGCAGTAAAAAAGATTGTTGATTATTCATCCGACAGTGCTGATGAAAAACCAAAAAAGGTAATTAAAAAGACAAAATAGACTAAACTAATTTATAAACCATTTAACATTTTTTATTTAAATATTTTGTGCTTCTTCCATTGAGTATACATGTGAATTTTATGTATACTCAATCTAAATATATGTAGTTTTATCAATATTTTTTTGTTTTAATGTTCACAGAATGTTTTCAAGAACATCATCATTTTTAATATCAATACATCACCACATAAATTTTCTTCAGTTGTATTGGCAGCCCAGTCTCCTGAACCATCATTACCACCAAGAGTAAATTCTTTGCATACAACAAACATATGAGTTCTCACATCACCAATAACTAAAACATCATTATCATTTATTAAAAAATAAGCATGGATGTCTTCTTGACCAACATTGTATGAAATATATCCAATATAAATATTGTTATTATTGACCTTATAAAATGATGAAATAACATCATTATGATAATCACTGCAATTATCCTTTATAAAATCTGAATTTATTTTTGTTGTATGGATACCTAATATATTCTTCAGGGTGTTGACATAATGTGCATATAATTCTTTGGGAACATGTTCTTCAAAATATGACTTAATATCATTATTTTTGTTTTTTATGAGAACATCACTACCTGCCCAATCAGAATTAACATCATCATAAATAACACTCATATTGAAACAATTGGTGAGTTTTTCTTGGAGTTCGCTCATGTGTGACAATAATATATTTTAATAAAATTGTTTTTATATCTGATCAATTAGATAAATAAAAATTATGATACCCACTTTTCTATTTC